TTGCCGCTTAAATCTTGGTCACCAGTATTAATACCACTTTGATTGCCTAATTTGACAATTTCAGCCGCATTAATCAATCGTTCGCCTGTAACTTTGCTTACTTTATTAGCATCTAAATCTTGAGTTATTGCGAACAACACTTTACCTTGTTCAGCCGTTAAAGCTTTTGTAGTTCCACCCGTAATGAGGTCGTTAACCAATATTGTTTCAAGCGATGTTTCCACCTCTTTAATAGCATCAATGATTTCTTGAACGGTGTCAAGGTTTACATCGTCAGAACTCAATAAAGAGTTAATTCCGTTAATTTGATTTTGCAACAACTTACCCTGTTCAGCAGTTAGAACGGCATCAGCTCCACCCGTTACCAAATCATTAACCACGTTCAAAAACTCAATAGCAATCTTTCTAAATTCATCTAATGGAACGTAGCCGTTTGCGATGCCTTTATTGCTTTTCAATTCAAAATCTGCAAATAATTCTGAATGTGCATTTGCATCCGTCAAGTGATTTGTAAGTACAGCGGCTTCCGCTTTTGCGTTCAAAATTTGTTCAATCTCATCAATTGCCGTTAAAGGTATTTGTTCGTTGTTGTGTCGGTAACTATCGATCCAAGCCCAAAATTGTTCTTGTGTTGGCTTTTTGCCAGTTTCAAACCAAACTTTTAAAATGCTTTTATTAGTTGTAGCCATAATTATAGTATATATTCAATAAATAAAACAGTTCGATACGGGTTTAAAATAGAAAAAGATTGACCAGAACCACTTGTACCAGAATTACCGGCAGATGGCGTTAAGCCTGTACTAGCTTTTGTAAGCGAATAATCATTATCGCCTCCATCTGAACATCGAGCGGCTACATAATTATCCGGGTTCTCAGTTGCTAATCGGTTTGCTGAACTTGACGGGCTTCCGGGTCTGTCCTCGTTTGTAAACATTTTATGTCCATGTTCTGGCATTTCAGCTTCAGAAAGTATTTTAGATTTAGCACCGCCTTGCTTACCGAGTGTGTTAAATTCGGTTTGTGTCACATCCATTCCAACAGGAATTCTACCACGCCAATTGACAACTTCCGCCCAACCTGCAGGAATATTAATAGCGGGTTTGTTCCAAAGAACCATGCCGCCTCCTGCTTGAAATACTGCTGATTTCTTTTCTAAATTTTCCAATCGAGTTACAAGGTCGGTTGGTATTGATTTGGTTTCGATTGGTCTTTGAAAATCCACCCAATCCATTTGACCAACACCACTACCGAACGCAATTTGTCGGGTTTTAACAACTGGATAGGAATTGTCATTTTTAAAAGTCAAGTTAGTCACAGTTTCAAGGACAATTACTTTCGGTTGGATAACCCCGCCTTTAAATTCAAATACTTCGCCATTGACAAAGACAACTCCATCACTAACGTTAGAACCTGTAACCACACAACCCGATATAATTGTTTTATCTCCAGCAATTGCACCAAGGGCGTTGAATAAGCTAAAGGCAGTTTGCAAACGTCCGAGAACCATTTGGTTCATAGGAAGTCCATTTAACAGCGTAAAATTAATGATATTCATATTGTCAAAATTTTATAGGTTTTGCCTGCTAAGGTGTAAAACTCAAGCGTAGCAATAATTTCATTTTCTTTTAATTCTAATACATCGGTTGGAACATAAACAACAAAATCTACCGTTTCTCCTTGTTCGGAATAGTCCAAGTCCAAAAACATCGTGTCAAGATAGAAGTCTAAATTTTCTTCAGGTTGATATAAATAATTTGGGTCTAATACGGGTACTTCATTTATGTAAATTCGTCTAAGTTCAAAATCGGCAATGTCATTTAATGCTTTTCGTAAATAGCATTTTTGACCGTTGTAACTCAATTTATTCAAATTAGCCTCTCGCATTAATTTCCAATTGTAGTGCAAACTATCAACTGGAGACAACAGGGCTTTTATATACCCAAACAAATTAGGCTTTCGCAAAAAAGTCGGCAGCAACAATAAAACAAGTCTGTCCCAATCTACTTTATACCACATAGCTTACGTTGTCAAAATTTGGAACTGTGAAATAACCGCTTTCGGGAACTGTTTTTACGGTTATCGGTTGGGGGTCTGTATAATCATTTGTTCCTGGAACAATCACTTGACTTTGTGCATTTACAATATTTGGAATTCTCACACCTTCAACCGCTTTTAATTTGCGTTCTAATTCAAAAAGAACCAATTCGCCGTTAAATGGAAGTTCCTTCATGTATTCTAAAATCGCATCTTGAACTGAGTATTTACCCGTTAAAATGTTCATTCCGTTTGCATCCATAACCAAAGGGTCACGAAATATTTGCAAGTTCAAAAGCAGAATGTCCGGCGGATTGTTTATCACAATATACTTCACACCACAATCAGTTATTTCTTCTTGATAAGCATCATACGCTACTTTTTGTGGTGCCGTAATTGGTGCTAAAACACCGTCGGTTTCTGAGGCAATTTTAATAAGTAATTGACCACCATTTTTTGTAACTGCCGAATATTTTACAATTTTTGCTGCTTCGATTTCTTCGTCCGTAAGTCCTGTATTATCGTATTTGTCCGAATCTTCAATGAGGTCGTAACCATATTGAAAAGCTTTGGCTTTGGTTCTATACCAACTTGGACGATGGGGAAACTTTTCTTCTATGATGTTTTCAACTTCTTTTTTGTGGGTGTCGAAGAGGGTTTCTAGTACCCAAATAGAAAACGCAACAATAAAAACAAACAACCGGTAAATAGAAACCTTACTTGTAGAGTTTAAGCCTGCTAAATTAGGGTCAGTCGAAATTTTCGTGAACATTTCATTTGCAATATTTTCTATACTTCTTGCCATTATGCTACTATAAAATTAGTTTCTATTATCATTGAACCGATGCCAGTTGGTCCCGTTGGAATATTTATGTTTTGTGAAATTGCCGTTGCAGGAATTATATTTCTGTTTTCAATTGATTTTTTTACAAATGAATTTATTGGGGCTTCAATCAGTTTAATTATTTGCCCGGCTGTTAAAACTTCTGTAGTTGAAATGTCATTTAGTAGCGACAACGCCATAACTAAATCTACACGACCATAAACATGAGCGGATACATCTAATAAGGTTTGATTTTCATTTACTAAATAATTATTCATAACTTCCTTCTATTGAAATTCCTTTTTCACTTATTTGTAATTTGTCAATTTCATAACCATCGGCTGCCATTTGTACTCTAATTGTTCGGTCTAAAAATCGGTCTATATTTCCATTAATGGCTCTATTAATTGCTACACCAGTTTCCAAATGTTCTTTTAATTCCCCTGGCGTTGTTATAAAAAGCAACTCTACGTTTTGGTCGGTACTATTACCGATAAAAAAATCGCCATCCACTATTTTTAAATCTTGATTTTCGTCTAAAATAAAATCTGTCATAACTTTAAACCTATTTTAAAAACTGATTAAACCTGTTTTCGACGCTTGTAAATTCTACTAGATTAACAATTGTGGTTGTTTGTCCTGTTTGAGCTAAAGCCGTACCTGTTGTATTGACGATAAAGCTTAAGTTTTTAATAGCTGCTATCAAATCTGAAATTAAAATTTTTAAAGTTTCATTTTCTTTTTTCAATAAAAAACCATCTTTGTCAACTAGAAATTGAACGGTTTTTATAACTAAATCTAATTTTTCAATTCCCCCTGTATTGACAACAGCCGCATTATTTTTGTCAATGAAAACAACTAAAACCATACTCCCAATTTTTGGATAAAAAACCAAACCTCCCGTTTCGCTTTCGGCTTGTAAACGAACGTTGAATATTTCGGCCGTGTCGTCAATAGGTTTTACATTTACTGTTTTTTCGTCCTGGTTAATTTCAAAAACCTCACAAACTTTTGCATAAACTTCATCACTTGATTTTGTAATGTTTTTTAAAGCTTCAGCTAGGTTATTTTCACTATCCATTTTATTCTAAATTTAGCGGTTGTCCTATTTCAATTTTTTGTCTATAACCACTCATTCCAAAATTGACTTCTAATTTTTTAATCAAAAAACTTCCTTTGTTACCATCTAAAGCTTCGATATAAGCTATGTCGCACTTATTTACAAATGGCTCTCCAAAAGTTTCAAAACTTCCTTTAAACCCAGTTGTTTTAAATCGTATCAATTCACTTTCAGCAAATCGTTTTAGCTCATCTTTTCCTACATTGTATTTATAAACTGTGAATAATTCGCCGTCCTTGTCCCCAGTTATATATTCGGTTCGTTTATTTTTTGCATCAATGGAAATGGCTTTTATCTTTATTTTTACATCTTCAGCAATACGATATACAAAATCTTCATTAATAATATTTTTGCCATAAATGAAGCGTTCTGTTTTTCTATTGTCAAAGGGATAAGTAAAACCTACATACAATTTTGAAACTCCTTGAATTGTTCTAAAATAAGCCCGTAAACCAAACTCCCTTTTAATTTCGTTTAACTCTTCAGCAACGGTATTTTTAGTAATTCTATAAGGCCCTAAAACAATGTCTTCATCAATTAATTGAAACTGTATTCCAGTACCAGCTAATAAATCGGTTATCAATTGTTTCAAGGTAATTTTTGCATAACCTTTCTTTTTTGCTTCAACCGTTTTTAACAAAAACATACCATCTTCACAAGTTATCTTTATCGGGTTTTTAGTATCAATAGTTCTTATAAATCCCGTAAAACGAGTTTTTAAAATTCCATTGTAACCTAACTTAACCGTAATTTTATCACCTCTTTTTATTGGAAGCGTGAAGTTTTCTGAACCTTCCCAATCAATTTTTTTTGGCAATATCAATTCACACGTGTCTGTTAATGTATTTGTGTCTTCAATAATATTAATATTATTTACGGCACTAAATTTCCACGTTTCAGAACCTTCGATAACTATTTCACTAACTAACTTGAGCATCCTGTTGAATTTTTATTTCATAAGGCGAGTCGCTTAACATTTGAATTTGAAACGCCTGCCGATTACTATGTGTTTCTTGTATCATTCCATACGACTTGATAACAGCGTTTTTTATTTCAAATAGGGTTAAAAAATCACTTTGAACTTCTAAACCATCTTTTATCTTTAATAAAAAAATTAATTCTTGTAACTTTTCAATTGGGTAAGCCTTACTATTTTCATCATCATTCTCATTATAATTATTAACAGCAGCATCAATTGTTATGGCAAAATCTCCATCGCTTATATATTCTTTGATAGTTCCATCTCGACCTTGCATAGGTGTTGAAACAATATACTTTTCTTGATTTACAGTTATAATACATTCAATTAATTCAATTCTTTTGCCTTGGTACTGGAGTGCCAAACTTGTTAAAGTTGGAACTCCAGTATAATCCGAATAACTAAATTTAATTTC